TGAGCCTGGCTTGGTGGATCAAATTCGCCAGGCAACGAACGGTAATAACGCTTTGGGCGATGGGCGCTTTGTTGCCGAGCTTGAGCAGATGCTGGGGCGCCGTGTGACGCGTGGTAAGCCAGGGCGGCCATTCAAGAATGGCGATCAGCCAAGCGCAGGTCTCTTCGATTGAGCGCCGGCCCGCTAGCGCCGACTTTCCCATGAAATGCTGGTGGTCGTGCAGTTGCTGGCCATGGAGATCGCTATTCGGCTGGGGAACGATGTGGATATGCCCAGAAATTTAGCGAAGAGCGTGACGGTGGAGTGAACATTGGCGCTTGTGATGCACGGCTTAGGCAACGGCCCCAAAGATTATATTTCGCTAGCTGCCCGGAGACCCGCACCGATAAACGATCTACAGAGGGGTAGGCTGGAGAAGGGCGACAACAGGCGCTTTCCGGGCAGTGTGTCTGTAGATCAAGCATTGGCGCGGCTTGCAGAGGAGGTGTACCCTGCGCAGGTGCTCTGTAGGAGCGGCCTTGGCCGCGATGATGGTCGGTTAAGCATCCTTCGCGGCCAAGGCCGCTCCTACAGTGGCCATCAGTGCCGCCCCGCTCTAACCCGAACACGCCGGAAGCCTCCCCGCCCCGTCATTCCGAGTTTCGTTCTGCTACCGAAACGTTGGGATAGCGCGTTGATCGAGAACAGGAGCCTGTTATATTCAACGCATTATTTTAGAGAGGGAAGGCCATGACCGCCGTTGCCGACGATGTTTGGGCCATCTTGCGCGAGCTGGCTCAGTCGCAAAAAGAAACCGACCGCCAGCTCAAAGAGCTGGGCAAACAAATTGGCGGTCTGTGCGAAAAGTTTGGCAGTTTTACCGAAGGCTTGGCCCTGCCGTCGATGGAAAAGATTCTTCGGCAGCGTTTCGGCATGGAGGTGATCAGCCCCAGCGTCCGCGTCCGCAAAGGCGGGCAGCACTTGGAGATCGACGTTCTGGCTTACGCCAACGGCAGCCTCAATCAAGTGTTCGTGGTCGAAGTCAAAAGCCACGCGCGCGAAGAATCGATTGTGCCAATCAAAAACCTGCTGGAACGCTTTCGCCACTATTTTCCCGAGCACAAGGAGAAAACGGTTTTTGGCATCCTCGCCGCCGTCGATATCTCGCAGGCACTGCGCGAGCGCGCGCTGCGCGAAGGGCTGTACGTGGCGCGTATCCACGACAGCGTTTTTGAAATGGACACGCCGGACGATTTTAAGCCCAAGGCGTTTTAACGGATGTTGCGTCACATCAATGCTTCAGAGAGGGGCAAGGCACAGCACTGATGACCGGTCTGTGCTTCGGGGTCATTGACGCGGGTTTCCGGGAAGCCTCCCAGTTCGGTAGGGTGCTCCGCTGTTGATAACTTTCGGCGTTTCAAGCTTGATTCGGCCTGTGGATAAGTGCGACCAAGGCTTTTATTTAAAAGCTTTTAAAGATTTTAGGCCGGCATGAAGGCAGTGGCGGCAAGGGTTTCGAGGCGCATTCCCCTCCTAATTTAGGGTCATTCCCCTCCTAATTTAGGGTATTCACCGCCTGATTATTTTCTGGAGGTACAATAGCCGCTCAAACTTTAGTCAATGGGCTAGACCCCATCGTCAAGGTAGGCGTCGCCTTCTCCGGCGCGAGCCTCGCGCTGAACCCTGCCGACTTGTCGGAGATGCTGCCGGTGCTGATGGGGATGCTCGGGCTATCCGGCCTGCGCACCGTCGAGCGGCTGAACGGAAAAGCGTGAGCGCGCCGCACACGGCCTGATTTTTGATGATAACGCTGAAACAAGAGGCGTTTTGTGTCGCGTATATCGAAACGGGGAACGCGAGCGAGGCGTACCGTCAAGCGTATTGCGCGAGCCGAATGAAGCCGGAAACTATCAGCCGAAATGCTTTTGATCTGATGCAAGACAACAAGATTACAGCAAGGTTAGCGGAGCTTCAGGCGGCCCATGCAGCGCGGCATACGGTCACGGTTGACTCGCTGTTGCTGGAGCTGGAGGAGGCGCGGGCAGCGGCGATGCAGGCCGATCCGCCGCTCTGCGGGGCCGCGGTATCGGCGATTATGGCAAAAGCCAAGCTGATGGGCCTGGATAAGCAGAAAATAGAAGTGTCCACCGCCCCCCTGCGCGGCACCGCCGAAACCCTGCGCGTCGTGCGCGAAGAGATTTACGGGATCGTCGGATGATCCCGGCCCTGCCGCTCTACGCCTACCAGCAGCACTGGCTGCTCGACAAAGCGCGCTTCAAAGTCGGCCTGTTCGCCCGCCAGACCGGCAAAACCTTCATCACCACGCTCGAGTTAGTGGACGATTGCTATGCGGCCGAAGCCGCCGGCCGTCGCGCCCGCTGGGTCATCCTCTCGCGCGGCGAGCGGCAAGCCAAAGAAGCGATTGAGGAAGGCGTTAAAAAGCACTGCCAAGCCTATCGTATGGGCATCGAAAGCACCGAAGGCGTTTTTACCGGAGCGTCCGGCGAACGCTACAACCAGCTCGACGTCGTGCTGCCCGGCGGCTCGCGCATCACCGCCCTGCCCGCCAACCCCGACACGGCGCGCGGCTTTGCCGCCAACGTCTTCCTGGACGAGTTCGCCTTTCACCCAGACAGCCGCAAAATCTGGAGCGCCCTCTTTCCGGTGATTTCCAACGGCTTCAAGCTGCGGGTCACCAGCACGCCGAACGGCAAAAACAACAAATTCCACGAGCTGATGACCGATGCCCGGATCGATTCGGTGTGGTCTCGGCACACGGTCGACGTCCATCAAGCCGTGGCCGATGGCCTGCCGCGCGACATCGAGCAAATGCGCCGGGCGCTCAACGACCCGGACGCCTGGGCGCAGGAATTCGAGCTGAAATGGCTCGACGAAGCGGCGGCTTGGCTCTCTTACGAGCTGATTGATTCGGCGGAAGACGAGCGGGCCGGATTTCCCGACGGCTACAGCGGTGGCCCCTGCACTGTGGGCGTCGACATCGCGGCGCGCCACGACCTCTTTGTGATTTGGGTACTCGAACAAGTCGGCGATGTGCATTGGACGCGTGAAATCATCACCCGGCGGCGTATCTCGTTCTTTGAACAAGACGCCCTGCTCGACAGCGTCTTCCAACGCTACCGCGTCACGCGCTGCTGTATGGACAAAACCGGCATGGGCGAAAAGCCCGTCGAAGACGCGCAACGCCGCTATGGCAGCACCCGCGTCGAAGGCGTCCTCTTTACTAGCCCGAACAAACTCACGATGGCGACGTTGGGCAAGCAAGCGTTTGAAGCCAAAAAGCTGCGCATTCCCTTGGCAGATGCCGACTTGCGCGCCGACCTGCACAAACTTAAAAAGATTACCGGCCCGACCGGCACGCCGCGCTTTGTCGCCGAATCAGACGGGGCAGGCCATGCCGACCGCGCCTGGGCCTGCTTTCTCGCCTTGAATGCTGCCTCGGGCAGTGGCCCGATCTGCACCGGCTTTCGCAGCCTTTCCCGGCAGCGCGACCCCGACGACCTCAACGATTCCCGCTCACGGAGAAATTAAATGTCGACCCTCATCGACCAGTACGGCCAGCCGATCAACCCCGGCACCCTCCAGCAGCCGCAAACGGCGCGCGTCGCCCTCCTCGCCAACCGCTTTATCCAATCCGGAATGGCGCGCAAGCTCACGCCGGCGCGCATCTCGGCGATGCTCGCGGCGGCCGACGAAGGCGATTTGGTCACGCAAGCCGATGTCTTCGATGACATGATCGAGCGCGACGCGCACCTATCGGCAGAACTGCACAAGCGCCACCTGGCGATTCTCGGCCTGGAGTGGGACATTCTCGCGCCGCGCCACGCCAGCGCCGCCGAACAGGCCCACGCCGAGTGGGCCAAAGAGGTGCTGCAAGACACGCCGGGTTTTGACGATTTGCTGCTGTCGATGATGCGGGCGGTCGGCCACGGCTTTGCGCCGATAGAGCTGACGTGGAACGTGCAAGGCCGCGAATGGCTGCCGGCCTTTAACGCGAGGCCGCAAAACTGGTTTCGCCTCAATCAGGCGCGCAGCGAGTTCCGCCTGGCGGATGCCTCCGCCGACGGCCTGCCGCTCGACCGCTTCGCTTGGATCCTGCACCAGGCCGGACAAGCGCGCACCGGCTACCTCGGGCGCTTGGGGCTGCTGCGCACGCTGGCCTGGCCGTGGCTGTACAAAAACTATTCCATCGGCGACTTTGCCGAGATCCTGGAAACCTACGGCCTGCCGATCATCATCGGCAAGTACCCGCAAGGCGCTTCCGAGGTCGAAAAGGACACCCTGTTTTCAGCGGTCGCTGCCTTGGGCCACGACGCGCGCGCCATCATGCCGGTCGACATGCAGCTGGAAGTGCTCGCGGCGGGCGGTGCCGCGGCGCGCCAGTCGGTGCATCTGGAGATGGCGGACTGGGCCGAGAAGAGCATGAGCAAGGCCATTCTCGGCGCGACGCTGACCAGCCAGGCCGACGGGGCCAGCTCGACGAACGCGCTGGGCCTCGTGCACAACGAGGTGCGCGCCGACATTGCCGCCGCCGACGCCGCGCAGATCGCCGGGACGCTGACCCGCGACTTGATTTACCCGCTGCTCGCTTTGAATCGCGGCGGCATGGCATCGCTGCGCCGCTGCCCGCGCCTGGCCTTTATCACCGACGAAGCCGCCAACCTCGAATCGCTTTCCAAAGCGCTGCCGCCGCTGGTCGCCATCGGCGTGCAGGTACCGGCTAACTACGTGAACGAGCGGGCGAAGATTCCGCTGCCCAAAGACGGCGAAGCGGTGCTGGCCGTCGCTAGCGCACCGGCACCGGCACCGACTACCCCGGCCCCAAGCGCCCTGCACGCCGCCTTAGCCGCCGCCCCAGCGGCAGGGCGCAACCCGCTCGCCGCCGACTCGGCGACCTTGGCCGAAGCCGCCCAGCCCGTCTTCGACCGCCTGATCGAGCGCCTCAACCAACTCGTTAAGGAAGCGCCCGACCTGCCTGCCCTGCAAAGCGCGCTGCTCGCCGCCTACGGCCACCACGACAGCGCGCAACTCGCCCAGGTCATGGCCGCAGGCTTCGCCCTGGCCGAGCTCAAAGGCATCGACGCCGCCCGCGCCGAAGCGCCGTAGGCCGGGTTTTAACCCGACAAAGCCCCCATGAAAATCGCCTTCCACACCCCCTTCGACGAGCAGCTAGAGTTCTTCCGCCAGAAGCTCAACCTGCCCACGGCGCGCTGGGACGATATACTGAAAGCCGCGCACGACCGCGCCTTCATCGTCGCGGGCGCGGCGCAAGCCGACCTCTTGGCCGACCTCAAGCGCGCCGTCGACAAAACCCTTAGCCAAGGCTTCAGCCTCGCCGAATTCGAGCGCGACTTTAAGCGGATTGTCTTCAACCACGGCTGGAGCGGCTGGACGGGGCAAGGCACAAAAGCAGGCGAAGCCTGGCGCACCAAAGTCATCTATCAAACGAACATGATGACCAGCTACGCCGCCGGGCGCTACGCCCAGCTCACCGACCCCGAGTTCGTCAAGATTGCCCCCTACTGGCGCTACGTGCACGACGATAGCGTGCACCACCCGCGCCCGGAGCACAAAGCCTGGGGCGATGCCGGTTTAACCCTGCGCTACGACGATCCCTTCTGGGAAACCGGCTTTCCGCCCAACGGCTTTGGCTGCATGTGCCGCGTCACGCCGGTGCAAGCGCCCGCTGCGGGTGCAGCCACCGAAGCGCCCGCCGGTTGGGACACGCGCGACGCCGACGGGAATCTACTGGGGGTTGATAAGGGGTTTGACTATCAGCCAGGGGCCAGCGTGGCCGACGAGCTGCGCGCTCTGGTTGATGCGAAGGTAAAGGCGCTGCCCGCGCTGCTAGGTCAAGCCCTCGCAGAAGCGGTGAAGAAAAGGCTTGAAGCGCCTAAGCATGAGGAATCCCCCCCATGATTACCGTCACCGTCAACGATCAAGCCGTAAAAGACGCCTTAGCCCAGCTTGCGCAGCGCGTCACCCACCTGCAGCCCATCTTCCAGCTCATCGGCGAAGGGATCATGGAGCGCACCAAGCAGCGCTTTGGCAGCAGCAGCGGCCCGGACGGTGCGGCTTGGACGCCCAATGCGCCGTCAACGATAGCGGCCTTTTTCGCCCGCCCCGGCGTTAAAGCGAAGAAAGGAGCTGCACAGGGGGGCAAGAAACCGCTGATCGGCCACTCGGGCAGCCTCAAAAGTCAGTTCCACGTCGTCGCTACCGATGCTTCCGTCACCGTCAGCAGCAGCATGATCTACGCGGCGATTCAACAATTTGGCGGCATGGCCGGGCGCGGCCACAAAACTAGGATACCCGCGCGCCCCTTCTTACCAGTCAAGGCCAGCGGGGATCTCTACCCCGACGATCAAAAGCTCATCCTCGACGCCCTCCAGTCTTTTCTGGAGCGGGCCTAAAAACTCTGCGCCGCCCGGATGCCATCCTACCTACTTACTTATCCACGGTGAATGACTGCGGAAGTAAGGCTTAATTCAATGCTTGAGGCGAACTGACCATCCAGTGTTTCGAATGCCTCTACTTCACCAGACGCAACGGACAGAACAATCTTGTGCTTGTACTTCTTTTTGTAGTTTTTGAATTTCAAAGCAGCGTAATACGCATACCCGCCGCCGACCGCAAGAAAGAAGCACGATTTTAATCCGCTGACGCTGAAAAATAACAAGGATGGTAATGCAAGGAAGACTATGGCAAAGATACAAGTGACAAGCCACATTCCTTTGGATGTTTGTTTTATCTCTGATGACAGCCGACGAAATGACGCAATGGATGAAAGTACATAGGTTTTCCCGCTAACAATGAGGCGTGTGCTGGTTATTTTTATGTCGCCAGATTCAAAGAAAATCTTTTCGCTCTCCATATCCATCCCTTGTTGATTGTAAAAATGCTCTAACGTCTAAGTTTAGTCTGCTTCGATAACTGATTAGGCCGAACAGAATGAAAAACGCTACGCGATCCGCACCTCGACATGACGCCCGAGCGCACGCGCCGCCGCCTCGATCTGGTCAAAGCGCGAGGCATGCGATAGGTTGAACAGCCGATCTACCTGCGGCAGGTGCCAGCCCAGACGGCGCGCCAATTCAGACTTTTTGATGCCCTGTTCCGTCATCGCCTGATACACGCCCAGTTTGGCGCATTCCAGCGCGGACGGGCGTACCGTGGGGCGGCCAGCGGCAGCAGAGGGAACGGGCAGGGGCTTACGCGCATCGACGTAAAACGACAGCGCGGTTTCCAGCGCATCGATGGCTTGCAAAAGCGCCTCGTCTTCGTCCATGCCGAAGGTAATGGCTTCCGGCACGTCGGGAAACGTCACCAGAACGGTGCCGTCGTCAGGGGTAAGGATTACGGGGTAGTCGAACATGATGCCTCCTTATTTCAAGCCAAGCTGGCGTTTGATGGCGGCCTCAAGACCCTTGCCGAGTTCTGCGACGCCGTGCATGGGCAGCGCGGATTGCCTGCCGTTCAGGAAAACTTTCAGATGCGACCCTTTGCCCACTTGGAAAGTCGCGCCTTGTTGCTCCAGCCACTTCTTCATCTGTTTCGAGTTCATGGAATGGATAATAAACACTTCTGTTGCGTTTATCAAGAAAAACAACAGCCCTGTTTTATTTGACAACCCGCTTTATCCGGGGTATCTTGCTCGCACTTCTTCACGGAAGGCGGGTTTAGCAGCCCGGAAAATTGGCGGATACCGCCTAAAGCGGTTTTTTTACGTCCGTCGCATGGCTCCCAGTTTTGGGCGGCTGTGTGGGAAGCCTTCGGGCTTGCCGGTGCCAATTTCCGGTCTGCTAACCCGCACAGTCGCCTATCCCCTCTTAGCAGTGGGGAAGGCGGTTCATATCGCTAAATTGGAGTATTGCTATGACCTGTACCGCCCTCGTTTTTCAAAACACCACCTTTAACGTTGTCGACCAGAAACGTTGTCGACCAGAACGGCCATCCTTGGCTACGCGCTGCTGAGATTGCGCAAGCCCTTGGATACGAGAGAGAAGACTCGGTAAGCCGCATCTATACTCGTAACGAAGATGAGTTTACCGATCAAATGTCCGTCACCGTCAAATTGACGGTCTCGGGGAATCTTCAGACAGAGCAACGAATCTTCTCCCTGCGCGGATGCCACCTGATTGGTATGCTATCGCGCACAAAAATCGCCAAAGCCTTCCGCGTTTTTGTTCTAAACATTCTCGACAAGGAAACCAAGCCGCACACCGAACCGGCCCCCTATGTCCAAAACCGGAGCGACCTCCTGAACAAGGAACAGGCCGGTATTCTGCGCAAGCTGCTCACCGACGCCGCCGAAAAGCTGCCGAAGGAACAGCAGGCTGGTCTCATCATCACCGGCTGGTCGAAGCTCAAGGCCCATTTCAAAGTCGGCTACCGCGACATTCCGCAAGCCGAGTTCGCCGAAGCCGTGTCGATTGTGGCGCGGCATATCGCCACCGGCGAAGGGGCAGGGCCGGAGCCGCTCCCGGCACCGCTCCTGCCCAACAAAAGCCGCGTCCTGATGGACATCGAAAACGGGCAGATCGTCAAAATGACGCCGATTAACGAAGCCGAAATCCTAGTCTCGAAAGACGAATTTACCAAAATCATCGGTAAAGTGTGGTGGGGCTGCGTCGACGCTCTCGCCGAACTTGAGCAGTATCGCGCCCGTCTCGGCGTCTCGATCCCGGAACGCCTTACCGCCTAAACCCCAACCTACGAATGCCCGAAGAACCAATAGGCACGCGGTTCTTCGGGCAGTATGGCCTAAGCTACTGAAGCCCTGCCCCCTGCTTTAAGCCTCGCCCGCGCCCGATACTGGGCGCATGACTTCAAAACCTGCTTACGCCCTCGCCGCCTGCGCGGTCGACCTGTCCGCTGCCGGTGCCGCTCCGACCGAAATCCGCCTGCTGCCCGCGGGCCCGTTTCGCTCGGTCGACACCCGGCCCGCCGAATGTGCGGCCTGGCAGCTCTCCGCCGAGACCGCCGCGCGCTTGATCGCCACCGCTGCGGCGCGCGCCTCCGACTACGTCATCGACTTCGAGCACCAAACGCTGCGCAGCGCCGAGAACGGGCAACCGGCCCCAGCGGCGGGCTGGTTCAAAACGCTCGAATTCAAAGCTG